AAACTCTCCAGCTTGTGCCATGATCGGGACATTGTCTTGCCCTTGGACCATCCCACCTTTTGCAAAGCGCTGTATGCCACTATTTCCGATCAGTCCACCAGTATGGCCAATAAACATGGACCCAGCTTGCAAGAATGATCCAGCTACTTGCCCGCCCGGCATCATCATTAAAAAGCTGCCCACCGTAGACATAATTGCTGATAGTCTTTGCTCTGCTGTCATAGATTCACTACCTAGCTGCTTCATTGCGCCAGCTGCCATAGTAATAGACTGTGCTAGTTTTCTATTCTGATCCGCTGCGTCTTTTACGCTATCTTTATTTTTCTTTAATGCAGCGTCTTCTGCTGCACTCTGATCTATTAACTGGGCCTTGGTCATAAAAATTGCTTTAATAGATTCTAATAATTCTTTATTTGCATCTGATAATCCATGCAATGTAAAACCCTCTAATTGTGTAGCATCTGTAGCGGATTTTGTTATATCAACTGCTAATGATTTTTGACCAGCAGTTAAGCTAATATTATCAGCTAATGTACTATAGAAGTCATTTAAATTTTGTAATTGCTGTATTTCGACTTCTGTAGCACCAGCTAACTCTGCATTTAATACTACTTGCTCTTGTTGGAAATTAATTAAAGCATTTGCTTGTTCTTCTTCTAAAGCAGTCAATTGCTCTTTGATTTTTAATGATTCTTTTTCTGCTTTATTGCGCGCTTTAACTTGTTCAATAAGCTTAATCATGCGCACTTCATGCTCACTTAATAATCGAGCCTCATTTAACATAACAAGATTGCGCTGCTTTTCTAATTCTGATGATGCTATTAATGCCAAATACTTAGCATTTAATGCTTGCTCAGATTTCTCTGTTGACTCTGCTAATTTTTCTTTGCTTAATGTGTAATTTTGTGTGACCTCTGTTGCTTCTTTTAATGAAGCAATCATTTGTTGCTCCATCTTATCCATATCAATACCAGCATCTGTTACAATATCAGTTTTCTTAGCTAATAAGCCAAAATTTTCTGCTAGTTCTAATAATTTTACAGCAAGAATTTGCATACCAATTAACACACCCGCTCTACCTAAAAATGTACCCACAACTACAAAAAATGTTTTTGCAGAGGTTAGTGCCGCTTGCCAGCCAATAGCATTTATTTTAAGTGCAGCAGTTAATACACCAACATTCGCAGCAAATATTGTAATATTTCTACTATCTAGAGTTTTAATAAATGTAGTCAAAGCAGTTACGACTACTTTTAATACTGGTAAAAATTGATCTCCAATTTTAGCTTGTAATAATTCAAACTCATCTTGCATGTTCATTATCATACCGCCAAGAGTTTTCTGGATTCGCTCAGTACTACCCTTAATTGAAGCATCAGCATCTGTAAAAGTCTTCATCATTGCGACACGAAATTCTGGTAGCGTTAATTTTGTTAGATCATCAATACCTTGTGACATCTTAATTATATTAAGTACACCAGCTTCTCTAAATATTTCTGAGGCTGCTGCACCAGCTGAAAAAGCACGACCCATAGCAAACGCTGCGGTCCGTATATCACGGTCCATAAAACTAGCTAAGTCTGATAAGATCCGGATCGTTGCTTTTGACTCTATGCCAAATGCTTCAAGCTGCGCACCCGCTGCTGTAATCTGTTGTATACTGAACTGAGTCTTTTTTGCAGCTTCATTAAATATCTCAAATGTTTCTGCTGCTGCTTGTGCGCTACCAGTTAGACCCTCTAACCTAGCACGAGTCTTTTCAAAATCTGCTGACGCTCGAAAGAATGAGGTCATTACACGAATTGCTCCAGCTATAGCAAAGCTATATAAGAGCATATTATTTCTTAGCTTAGATACTTCGCGTCTAAATATTGCGGATGATCCCGCTGCATTATTTGCCTCTCTGGCAAATGCCCTACTTTGTTTTGCGGTTTCTTTTAGATCAGCTTTTGCTACACTAAAACCCTTGGTGCGTACTTCAATTACAAATTTAGCCATTGTTCTCCAACTTTATTGCTGCATTATACTCTTCATCAATAGCTGAAAAGATGACTAAACGCATATAACTAGCGCTATCTATATCTTGAGCTGGTGGTATCTTAAAGCGCTTCATCGTCATATATTCTTCAAGGTATATGGTAGTAGCAGCATTAAGAAAATATGCTGGATTAGAGCAATGTATAAGGTTATAGTAACACTGCTGCCCCGGTGTAAATTTACGCTCTGGGTCCTCAAGTAGTATGCGTTCTATCTCGAGCCATAGCTCATCTTCATCATATGTAATACGCTTACCAAGTGTTGGACTTGTAGCTTGATATGGGAATTGCAGATCGTTTGGTTTAGCACCGTTATAGCTAAACCATAAAGCGATACGGTGCTTTAATTCTTTTTTTTAGTTACGCCTTGCTTGTATCCATTATAGATAGCAATGAGTACTTCATCAATTTGGTTGTCATCCAGCTTTGAAAGTTCTGCTTCTGGATCTTTGAATGCATGATTCATAACCCAGTTCAATACTTCATAAAACTGCGAAGTATCCATTTCGCCAGTTTTAATATCAACTGCTTTAATTTCTAAACGATGAAGCGCTCTGCGATCAGCAAAGGTAAGTTCACGAACCTCAAAAGATCCGTGATCCGTTTTTATTGTCATTTATGAGTTTCTAACTACTAATGTACCGAATAAGAGTTTCTGCTCAACAGTATACATCATTGCTGCCTGTTCGTTCATACTCATTCCGGTTATAAGGGCCTTGTCGCAAGTAAATCCAAATTCTGTAGTACTACCCCATGTTGCATTATCAGAAATAGTATTTTCTAATGCCGTAGATGCAGAAGTAGCCATAAAGCTAGCTGGCAAACCCTTTGTGTCTTGGTCTAACTTGATCACGCTGCTAAGTGTCGCTACTGGACCCTCTGGTACGCTTCGGCTAATGCTATATGGTCTATTAGTATTAGGATCCCAACCAATATACTCAGCTGGGTTTTCAATATTTAAGGTAAAACTTTGTAATACTGGCTGTTCAATACCAGCGATCACAATATCAACAAAATCTGTAATATGTCTGAATCCACTAGTTGATGCTGGTTGCACTGTGCCTGCAGCTTGTCCAAATAAAGGCGTATATCCAGTTTTTAATGTTGCGCTATATGTGAGCCTACCATCTCCAGATGCATCTCCAGATACAGAGAAAGCAGTTACAGAACAGCCAGATAATACAATAGTATTATCAGCTGCACCAGTTGAACCATCATCATCAAATAACTGTGGAGATACTAACTTAACTGTCATTCCTTTTTCAGCTGCTGGGTTCATGCCATGTGAAATAGCTGGTGGCGTATATGCATCTGTTACAGTACATTTTGAAGTACTTGCAGCAGTGGCTAATGCATTGGGTATAAGGGACATAGCGGTATCATCTAATAATCCAGAAACTGATATTTCTGATACAGCTCCTTTACTAGTAGAAAATATTTTATCATGTTCCGCGACAAAACTGCCAGATTTAGCAGCTGTATCTTGTATGGGATTCATACTTGGAAATGAAATACTATCTGTATGCAGTATTCCTGTAGTACTATTCGCAACTCCAACTGTGGAGTCTGCGCTTACTGCTACTTTAAATTCATTGGGTTGATATGATAAGTCTTGTCCAGCCATAATTATTTACCTTTTGATTTTACTTCTTCTACGAAGTTTTTTGCTTGAGGTGGAATTGCATCTACCGTAACTGTCTCACCGTTATTTAATTTGCTAAAATTATCTTTGCTTAACCCACTATGTGAATTGAAGTGCGGTATTCCTAGACAATCATCTTTTTTCTTTATTTTCATATAACCTCAAATACGTTAGCTCGAAATGTTGCTTCTACTAATAGCACATCGGATGACACATCCTCAAGTTCTGGTTGGTAGTTTACATTTTCGATGGTCCCATTAAAAAATCTTTGCGCTCCACTTACGCGATAATCTGAGTTATTTCGTATTAAGCGCTTTAAGCGTTCCATAATAGCTGAAACAGTATCAATATGACTATCTTTTCTGCGATCGCCGGATACAATACGATAGTATTGAATAAGTACCTCATAAGCGCGTGTATGACTGCTAGAAAAGTTTTCTTCAAGCTCATCAGTAACTGGCATAAGATTGAACCAGTTGGTCCCACGCTGCACATATTCATTATCATAATAAACTGGTTGTGTAAACTCTGCGCTGATCAGTTCTTGCAATGAGCTTAATACATTGGTATCTAAATGATTTGTAAAGGTAATTGCCATTAGCGGTAGATCTGGCCACTTCTCACGCTGCCAATTTGTACTTCAGTACTTTGAAATGTAACGCTATACTCATCTGAGGTTGTGTAAACCCCAGCGGACCAAATAACTTTACCACCATATGCTAGATCTTGCAGATCGCCATTAATTAATTCACTACCAACTACTTGGTTCATTTTTAAGCCAGTGCTATCTTTTACCCAAACTGAATAGGTAATAGTAGAGTTAGCAGATCCCGGTGTAAATGTGCCGCCTTGATCTATGATCAGCTTGACTTCATCGTAAGATACAGTTGGTGGATTGACTATTTCTATTTGTGGTGTGCCAGTAGAATTAGCATGTTGACTCACTACTTGTACAATGCCATTCTCAGAGCGATAACTTGTTTCATTCCATAATACAAATTCGCGTCTTTTTAACTTATCTAATAATCCAGTATCTTCATCGTTCATGGCCATTGCTTCAATTTCAGCAGCTTTATCTGGATCATCTTTACGAATAAGATTAGCTACGGCCAATAGGGCATTAATTCTTACTAAAATAAAATCATATTCTCTGCCAGCAGCGCCTTGGTAATTTGGATTTTTTCTAGGGTAGATCGGTCTATTAATAAAACTTCTGATCATATCAGCAGCCTCATTCACTGCTTGCTGCTTTAAAGTAGCAAAATCCATACCCTCTTCAAAGTTGGCAGCATT